GTGAGATTCGGACGGGGTCAGCCTAACCGCTGGCCCTTTTTTTCTGCATACCTTTGTGCATGGCATCCGCAGACACCATCATACTGGACCTCTACCGCACGGGTGAAATCCGAAAAGCCTGCCTCACCATCACAGGGGGCGACCCGCTTTGGCGTGACTTGGAACAGGAGTGCGTCCTCATCCTACTCGAAAAAGACCCCGCCAAGATTCTGCAAATCCAGTCGCAGGGCTACTTCAAGTTCTATGTGGTTCGCTTGCTGCTGAACTTGTACCGAGGCAAGAACAACCAGTTCGCCCAAAAGTACCGTCATCACGACCTGCTTGAAGAACTGGACCCCGATTCACCTATCCCCCAGTCCGAGTACGATTCTTTGATGGACGACCTTTGGGCCATCGCCGAAGCGGAGATGGACACTTGGGCCAAGGATGGGGCGTTCCCCTACGACAAAGAACTGCTCCGCCTGCACCTTCGGACGGGGAACATGAAGAAACTTTCAAGGGACACGGGCATTCCGTACCGCAGCATCATATACTCAATCGACCAAGCCAAGGCCAAAATCAAGGCCGCCATTCAATCCCATGGACACGCTGATATTTCCCCTGCTGATTAGTTCGCTGACCGCCCTCGCCATTGCGGAGTACCATGTCCTCCCGCAGGCTTGGTACAAGACCTGGTTCGCAAGGCACAAGCCGTTCTCCTGTGTCACCTGCCTGACCTTTTGGGTTGCGGTGGCCCTGACCCTGCCCACGTGCGGATGGGTTCTCGCTCCCGTTTACGGCCTTGCATCGGCAGGGCTTACCGTTGTCATCCTGCAACTGACCAACCGATGACCCAAGACGAGTACCTACTTGCCCAGAAGCATCGCCACTATTGGGACCAATACCAAGCGGCCCTGTTCATGCGCCTATCCCCCGAAGCGGTCCACGACTTGCAGACCATCTTGGTGGCCCACGGACGGCCCAACACAAATTGGTGGTGTGCTGACTGCGTAAAATCGGCACTCCAATACATTTACCAAGAGGCGGACCTATTCGCCGAAGCCAACCAGCAGACCGTTACCCATGCCCTTACCAACCCCAACCCAAGCGGAAACCAAGGATGAGTTCATCACTCGTTGCATGGGCGATGCGTCCACAAATTCCGAGTTTCCCGACCAAAGCCAACGCATGGCCGTCTGCGCTCACCTGTACTCCAACAACAAAGAGCAGTCATTTGAATCCTACGCCGACTATGGCGAAGGCGTGCGCAACAACGCCAAGCGGGGGATTCAACTCAACGAAAGGAACGGCAACAAGTGTGCAACCCAGACTGGTAAGGTCAGGGCGCAGCAACTGGCAAGCGGTGAGGGGATTTCCCTTTCCACGGTTAAGCGGATGCACTCCTACTTATCACGGGCAGAAACATACTACGACAACGCAGATTCCAACTCCGACTGCGGCTACATCAGTTACCTGCTTTGGGGTGGCAAAGCGGCCCTTGGGTGGAGCAGGAACAAACTCCGAGAACTTGGCGAACTCGACTAAAACGCCCAGCAACGAGGAGCAAGTCCAAGCCCGCATGGATTCGCTGATGATGGTGATAACCACCCTCTGCGACTGCATTGGTGCGGTGGATGAATCCAACTCGCCCAATGCTTTTGCCGTGAAGATGAAAATTGTGGACAAGATTGACGCACTGATTGATAAAATCGAATACTGATGCAGCGAGTACCCATAGGAACGATTAAAAACAACCCGAACAACCCAAGGGTCATCAAGGACGACAAGTTCAAGAAACTGGTGCAGTCCATCAAGGAACTACCCGAAATGGCCGAGGTTCGGCCTGTCGTGGTCAATACGGATATGGTCGTGCTTGGGGGCAACATGAGGCTCAAGGCGATGCGTGAAGCAGGCTGGAAGGATGTGCCGATTCAAGTCGTGGATTGGGATGAGCACAAGCAGAGGCAGTTTATCATCAAGGACAATGTGAGCGGAGGCGAATGGGATTGGGAGATGCTGGCGAACCAATGGGATGCCAAGCAGTTGGAGGATTGGGGGCTTACATTACCAATTTTTGACACAGAGCCTTCGGAAGATGAACTTATTGCTGACGACAAAAACAAGCCAGCGACAATGAAAATAACTTTTGACAACCCAGAACAGTTGCAGCAGGCTGAAATTGATATCCAAGAGTTATTAGATAGAAAATATCCTAAAGCATTTTTTAGCGTTTCAGCAGGGGAGGTATGAGATTGGAAAGAGCATCAACTAAAGCGGTAAAATACGCTTGTACTAATTTTCATTATGCAAAAGTTGTTCCAGTGGTAGGAATTGCTTTTTCAGTTTTTAACGGAAAAGGTGAATGGTGTGGAGCAATTACATTTGGTTATGGAGCCTCGGCAAATATGGGAAAACCTTATGGATTAAGGCATGGTCAATATCTTGAACTTACAAGGATGGCGTTAAATGGTAAACAAGAAAGCACGAGCAAAGCAATGGCTATTGCAATTAGATTAATAAAAAAATTTTGCCCTACTGTTAAACTTTTGATTTCTTATGCGGACAAAGGACAAAATCATAAGGGAATAATTTATCAAGCGTGTAATTGGTATTTGGTTGATGAAAGCCTTTCAAGTGGGAACGAAGTTTTTTACAAAGGAAAATGGGTACACGATAGAGTCCCAAACACTTTACCTAAAGAGCAACGAGAGCGATTGACATATAGAAAAAAAAGTGGCAAATACAAATACTTATACCCGATTGACAAAAAAATGGCTTTACTTTGTAAATCATTGTCTAAGCCGTTCCCGAAAAAACAGGCGCAAGAAGTTCATGCGGGTGAACAATTGGTATCCAGCCAAAAGGAAGGCGGTTCAATTCCGACCCTTGCGCTCAAAACAGCAGAATAACAGCACATGGCTGCCGAGGACATTATAGCCCACCAATTCCCCAAGGGAACCAGCGGCAACCCCAACGGTCGCCCTCGTAAGTTCGTCAGCCTGCTGGCATCGCAAGGGTACACCCGCTCGGAAATCAACGACACCCTCCAAGCCATGATGTCCATGACGCTGGAGGAATTGGCTGAGGTTTACAAGGAACCCAAGGCCACCATCCTTGAAAAGACCGTGGCAGGGGCCATGAAGAAGTCGCTGGAGAAAGGAACGCTTTACTCGTTGGAAACCTTGCTGTCAAGGGTGTACGGTCAGCCTAAGCAGGAGGTGGCCGCATCAATAACCCCGCAGCCGATTTGGCAGGGCGTAAAGTTGCAAGTTGACACCGACAACGACCGCAGTCAAGATTAATGGATTCCGCAAGCGAGTCCGAATAGTACAAGGCGGCTCGTCGGCGGGGAAAACATTCGCCATCTTGTCCCTGCTCTATTCCTTCGCAGCGGATGAGAAGCAAGGCCCGTTTGAGATTTCGGTTGTGTCCGAATCTATCCCGCACCTGCGGCGTGGTGCTTTGAAGGATTTTCTTAAAATGCTGCGTTCTACGGGACTTTACCAAGAGGAACTATACAACCGCACCCTGCTCCGATATGAGTTCCCCCACGGGTCTTATATTGAGTTTTTCAGCGCAGACCAAAGTGACAAGATGCGGGGGGCAAGGCGTGATGTCCTGTTCGTGAACGAGGCCAACAATATCGGATGGGAGGCATATCACCAACTCGCCATCCGTACACGGCAGGCCATCTACATTGACTACAACCCTGTGCAGGAGTTTTGGGCGCATACCGAAGTCATGCATGATAAGGATTCCGAGTTCCTGCTTGTAACCTACAAGGACAACGAAGCCCTTGATGCTTCCATCGTTCGGGAGATTGAGAAGGCCAAGGTCAAAGCCGAAACCTCCGCATACTGGGCGAACTGGTGGAAGGTGTACGGCCTCGGTCAAGTCGGGACGCTACAGGGGGCTATCTACGGCGATTACACGGTGGTGGAAGGGATTGACCCATCTACGATGAAATTCGTCGCCTACGGCCTTGACTGGGGGTTCAGCAACGACCCTACGGCCTTGGTCGCAGTTTACCGCAGGGGGGATGACTTGTTCATTCACGAACTGCTCTACCATCGGGGGCTGACCAACTCCGACATTGCGGTGCGGCTAAAAGAGTTTGGCATCACCCGTGCTTGGGAGATTGTGGCTGATAGCGCAGAACCCAAGAGCATTGAAGAAATATACCGCTTGGGGTTCAACATCAAGCCAGCGAGCAAGGGACCCGATTCGGTCAGGCAGGGGATTGACATCGTGAAGCGGTTTAACCTTCATGTGACCAAGGATAGCACAAACCTGATTAAGGAACTCCGCTCGTACACTTGGGCCACCGACAAGGACGGCAAGGACACGGGTGTGCCGATTGATTCCTACAACCACGCCTGCGATGCCCTGCGCTATGTGGCCTTGAATAAACTTGCCGTGAGCAATTCGGGGAAGTATCTTGTGGTGTAACTTTGCCCCATGAACCTTGAATCCATCATTGATTTGCTTTTGATTTTTGGCAGATTCTTCCTGTTATTGGTCTTGATTTTTGCAATTGTTTCCATATTATGAAACTTATCCACTATTACCACATTTATTGCGGCGGAGGCGGGCAATGGCAGTTAATCATGCACCAACACATGATGGCCCTGTGCAATTA